GTGGTTCCCCGGATATAACGTGTGGTCGGGGGTGTTTTAGCATGTCTAGCAATGTCTAATGCCAGCTCTTGGGGAACTCTAGGCATATACCCCGAAAATCCACGTAGGGTCGAATGTTCCCGCTCCGAAGATCGGAAATTTACTCAATAAAAAACCCGGCGCGAACCGGGTTCTTTCGTAGTTTGGTTGAAAGGACTAGAACAATTCAACGTCCACCGTTACGGCCGCAAGTGCGGCTTTGGCTTCGGCCTTCACCTTCGCCCGTGTCGCGGCAACAACCTTGATCGCGTCTTGTTTGGTTTCATCAAGTGACTCCCAAAGTTTCCGCGCCGACTCGTTTTGCGCCGATGCCTTCATTTTGGCCCAAGCCTTTGCGCCAATGTTTTTGGCCACTTGCGCCTTGCACAAAATTGCAACTTCCGGGTCGAGTCCGTTGCTTGCCGCGCGGATTGCCCACTGGCCCGATTGCATGTTTTTAATCCCGGCCTTGATATCGCCGATTGTCACCTTTTGGATTGCGGTCATATTGGACTCGGTCCAATTGGCCTTGGTTTCCTTGTCCATTCCGGACCACGCGGCTTGCGCGGTTTTCAAAGCAGCGCCTTCGAGTCCATCCGTATAAACCGTCAATGCCGCGCCCGACGCCTTGTCCGGCGCTTTTTGGTCAAGGCCGTGCATGGCAAGCAGACCTAGGATCTTCGCGTCGAACTTGGTCATGTCGGCCTCAACCGCCACCCCACGCGATGTAACCTTGTGGACCTTGGGAAGAGTGATTGAAATTGTGAATGTATCATCCATTGTATAGACTCCATAAAAAGGGCGGAATTGCCCCGTCCCCACAATACCCCATTTCACTGCATTGCGCATGTGACACAGTGTCGCACCCCTACACGCATACCACCTATGCAGCCTTGTGTGTCAACCCCTATCGACACGCGAGCCATACCCACGCACACACCCCAAGGTTGCAGGCTCGTAAGCCCTTGATATCATTGAGCCTTTCGGGGTCAATGCGACATCTTGCCGCAGGCTCAATACGCATATCTACCATGCTCCACCTGCATGGCTCATCACAATTCATTTCAGCCTGTAACAATTCGTTACTTGACAACCCGGTTTCGCCGGTACACCCCCTCCCCGTTGGGGTGGGACCCCCTCTGGCAATATGAGGTAGTTTTAAAAATCGTACCTCTCTGCCCCCTCTGGCAAAATGTAGCTCTCCAGCGTTTCGTACCTCTCTTTACCCTTTTTCCTTGTTTCCTTCGCCCGAACCGGGTAGAGTGGCCGTATGGACAACCTCGCTCCCGATCTTGACCTCGACCTCGATATTGCCGCCCTCGCGGGACCCGGCAGGCGTCAGGTTGCGTTGGACCCCGAAGTTGTTCGTCCCCTGCGGGTTTCGGACTTGGCTATGCTTGCGGTGGGTAGGGCCACGGCTGCAATCCCGATTAAGAAATTAAGCGAGCGGCATCACGGTTTGGCGCGGTTATTGGCGGCTGGTACTCCCCCAGGTGAAGCCGGTATTATTATGCGCTACACTGTGTCGCGGGTTTCGATCCTCACAGGGGACCCTGCATTTCAAGAACTCATCGAGCTGTACCGGAACGAAGTCGATGAGGCCTTCACGGACACACTGAAGCACGTGGGCGGACTTTCCCGCGATGCGGTGATGGAGCTGCAAGAGCGGCTCGAGGAACAGCCCGAAAGCTTCTCCAACAAGGAGTTGCGCGAACTGGCTCGTGACACACTGGACCGGAGCGGGTTCGGACCGAGCTCGACCCAGAAAGTCGATGTGAACGTGAACCTCGGAGCCCGGCTGGACGAAGCCCGGAAACGAGCCCTTGCCGCACGAATGAGTGAGGTTCCGGCAATCATTGACATAACCCCAGAGGCCACGGAATAATGGATATATCCCTCCAGATGTGTATTGGCAGCACGCATAAAGTGGGCCCTGCTTTCGGCCCTGATCTTGTCACCAACGGCGGGTTCGACACTGATACGGATTGGGCCAAAGATTCCGGCTGGAACATCAGTGGCGGCGTTGCATGGTGTGATGCGTCACAAGGGGCCTCGATCCGCATTACTCAAGATATCGGAGCGGTGATCGGGAAAACATATTTACTAACCTACACATTATTAAACATTACTGCCGGAGCCCTTACCAGTGTGCAAATTGGCGGAGTGTATGATAACACGGACCGAAACTCAAATGGAACTTATACGGCAACAATTACAGCCACTACAACCGGACTTCTCCGCATTCAGGTTTATGATGGGTTTGCAGGGGAATTAGATAATGTGTCAGTTCAGGAAATTCTTTAATGCCGCTTGACCAAACCCATGAAGAGGCGCTGGTTGAGGAACTTGGTTCCTACGCCTACGACCCCGTAGCCTTCGTCATGTGGGCGTTTCCATGGGGTGAGAAAGGAACGGAACTCGCGAACGAAACCGGGCCGGACGAGTGGCAGATGTGGGTCCTCATGTCGATCCGCGACGGACTTCTAACCCTCGATCAAGCGATGCTTATCGCAATCACCTCGGGCCACGGGATCGGCAAATCCGCCCTTGTGGGCTGGCTTATCTGGTGGGCGTTTGCGACGTACCAAGGCACACGAGGCGTTGTGACCGCGAACACTGAGAACCAGCTGAAAACGAAAACATGGGTCGAAATCGCTAAGTGGCACCGGTTGTCAATTTTCCGCGACCTATTTAAATGCACGGCGACAGCCCTATTCGCCAAAGATGAGGAGTCCGCGCGTGAGTGGCGAATTGACATTGTCCCCTGGAGTGAAAGAAACACCGAAGCCTTTGCTGGCCTTCACAACGCTGGGAAACGAATTATCATCATTTTTGATGAGGCATCTGCCATCCCCGACATTATCTGGGAAACTACTGAAGGAGCCCTCACCGACCTTGACACTGAAATCATGTGGTTCGTCTTCGGTAACCCAACTCGGAATACCGGACGTTTCCGCGAATGCTTTGAGGGCGGGAAATTCGCCCATCGGTGGCGGAGCCGCGAGGTTGACAGCCAGACCGTTAAGCGGACTAACAAGAAGCAGCTCGAGTCTTGGATCGCGGACTACGGAGAGGACTCCGATTTCGTCCGGGTCCGTGTGCTCGGAAAGTTCCCGCGTTTCGATGCGGTTAGCTTCATATCTCGAGAACTTGTCGAAGAGGCCATCGGAAGGCTCCCGACTCAGGCTAACGGTCCAGTCGTATTGGGAGTGGACGTGGCGCGTTTCGGTGATGACCTCAGCGTCATCTGGCCGCGTCAAGGTCGCGATGCAAGTTCACGCCCAGTTGAGTTCTACCAAGGTATCGACACTCAAGCCCTCACGCGCCGGATAATCCACGCGTACAACCTCCACGGAGCCAGCGCGGTCTTCATCGATGGTGGTGGTGTCGGAGGAGGCGTCGTCGATAACTGCATCGCAATGGGACTCAATGTTTACGAGGTAACGTTCGGCGGAAGACCGGATAATTTCAACTCCACCGAGAAATGCTTTAACAAGCGGACCGAAATTTGGCTGGACATGCGCACCTGGCTGAAAACCGGATCAATTCCCGAAACGGTAGGTGCGGTCAAAATGGTCGACGACCTGACCGGGCCGAGCTACGTGATAAACGCGAAAGACCAAATGCAACTCGAGTCGAAGTCGTTGATGAAGGCTCGCGGAGTTTCTTCGCCGGACCCCTCCGATGCCCTTGCGTGTACCTTCGCGTACCCCATAGTCCACAACGCCCACGACCCACACCCGCAGTTTGAAACCGATTATGACCCACTGTCAGAGGAGAACATTTACGCATGACTAATAAGAACGTCGCCACCCCGAAAATCCCACGGCCCCCAACTCCTGCCTCGAGCCCCGCAGGTTCCAGCAGTGGTGTGCCCCGGCTCTTGATCCCACCCTCGATCCTTTCGTCCGCGCGAGGTCTATTCGGTGCCGCCTCAAGTCAGCAGCGGACATTGATCGGTGGAGGCAGCTAATGATTAAGATCGGCATCGAGGCGCTCAAGCAGAAGAAAGCCCTCCTTGCGGGCCTCGATCTTGACTTTGAGCAATACCGCCCGCATTTTCAAGAGGTGGCGAAATTCATCTTGCCTCGCCGTTACACCTGGCTGATGAAAAACCACGCGCAGGGCGTCATGGCGTCGAGCCGAAAAGCCCCAACGAACACCTATATTCTGGACTCCACTGCCACCTCGGCAAACCGGGTCCTTGCGAACGGGCTGATGAATTCCGTAACCTCTCCCGCACGGAGCTGGTTCCGTCTTCGCCTACATTCGTTCCCCAACGACCTCGAGGCGTATCCCGTCCCGTTCATCCGTTGGCTCGAAGAGGTCAAGCGCCGGATGGAGATCATTCTCTCCGAGTCCAATTACTACAATTCCCAAGCGGTCCACTATGCGGAGCTAACCGGCTTCGGCACGGCTGCGATGCTGATCTACGAGGATTTTGACGATGTGATCCGGTGTTACGGCTCCCCGATGGGTGAGTACCGTCTGATCCAGGACGATCGGCGCGATATCGTTGGCTTGAGCCGGCAGTTTCACCTAACTGTGGCCCAGACTGTCAAGCGTTTCGGGATTAAGAACGTTTCCGACGAGGTGAAGAACAAATATAACATGAAGGGCGCCTCACTTTTGCAGTCGGTCTCCATTTCGCACCTGATTGAGCCCAACGACCAAGACGATCCGGCGAAAATCGCACCGAGTTTCAAATTCCGCGAACTTTATTGGGAGAGCGCGAACTCGACCATGGGAAACCTGCTCGAACTCAAGGGGTTTTACGAAAAGCCGCTCGTGGCCGCGCGTTGGGAACTGCAGGGCGACGATGTTTACGGCACCGGACCGGCGCTGGATGCGATTGCCGACATTAAGCAGCTCCAACTCGAGACCAAACAGCTCCTCCAGGCCCTTGACAAGATGATCCGGCCCCCGATTGTAGCCGATCAGGCCCTGCGCGGAAATGCTTCGGCTCTGTTGCCCGGCGGCACCTCATATGTCGGTCAGAATTCGTTCGGAGCAAAGCCGATCTACACGGTCAACCCTCCAGTGGGGGAAATGCACCAAACGATCCAAGACCTGCAGACTCGTATCCGCGAACTCTTCTACAACCACCTTTTTAGAAATGTTTCGCAGCTCGATACCGTGCGTTCCGCGGCTGAAGTCTACGAACGCAAGGCTGAGGATATGTTGATGCTTGGCGGCGTACTCGAGCGTATCCAAAACGAGGACCTCGACCCGGTGATCCAGCGGACATACGCAATCATGGAACGGAAAGGGCTCTTGCCCGAACCTCCTGCCGGTTTGGACCCCGCGACCCTCGACATTCAGTACGTTTCCATTCTGGCTGACGCCCAACGCGCCGCAGGGACCGGATCGATCGAACGGTTCTGGCAGGCTATCGGTGAACTGGGCGCAACCCGCCCGGAAGTGCTGGAAATCCCGAACTACAACGAGCAGGTCCGCGATTACGCTGCGATGTTGAATGTTCCGGCCAGCGGATTGAAAACGCGCCAAGAAGTTAACGACCTGGCCGCGAAGCAAGCCGAACAGCTCGAAGCGCAAGAGGCCGCACTTGTAGGAACGGAACTAACCAACGCCACCAAGAACCTCGCCCAGTCAGACATTGGTGGGGGCCAAAATGCACTCCAAGGCTTGATCGGAGGTTAAGATATGGCCCTTGCCAAGCACTTCAAAACGGGATACCATGCCAATGACTGAGAAACAGGCCCAACAGGCGGAAAAACGCCACGCTCACGAGGATAAACTTTGGAAGATCGACGGGCTCAAAGCCGTACTCTCCACGTTCGAGGGGCGCCGATGGGTTTGGCTGTTTCTCGGGGACCTCGGGGTCTTTCGCCAGCCCTTTTCGGGCAACGCACTCGAAACCGCATTTCGCTGCGGCCAACAGGATACTGGTCAGAACCTGTTAGCTGCCCTAGAAGCCACTGACCCTGACGCTTTTTTAGTCATGATGAAGGAGAACCAAGATGTCACTAGAACCCGATCCGCAGAGCTCGCCCGCACCAGCACCAGCGAGTGACCCGCTAACCGGAAGAAATATTCCAGCTGTTGCGCCGAACCCGGAAGCTGCACCAGAGCCAGGTGCTGCACCTGCCGCCACTGCACCTGCCGCTCCTGCCGCCGAGGGCTCGCTACTTGACGACTCGAACACTCCGCCCGCTTTCACGGCGGACGCAATTGACACCGCTGACCTATCCTCGGTCCTACCCGAGGGTTTTGAACTCGGCGACGATCCCACAGTCGTAAACGGCTTTGTGGACATGGTTAACAACGCGACCTCCAAGGCGGATATCGTCAAGGGCGCACTCGAAATGTTTAACAACCAGCAAACTGCGGGCAACCAAGCCATCGCAGATCACTGGAACTCAACTTTAGACGGCTGGCGCAATGACGTGCGAGCCGACACAGAATTTGGCGGGGATAAGTATGAAGCTTCCCTCGCTAAAGCCCGCGGCGTAATTGAGGCTTATGCGCCTGACCCCGTTGCCATGAAGGAACTTTTAACCTTGACTGGCGCCGGAAACCATCTTCAAATGGTCAGGTTCCTAAACGCAGTTGCCGTCGCAGTCCCAGGAGAAGCGTCACCCGCATCGGGAACACCGCAATCGACTGATAAATCCCGAGCAGATAAACTGTTCGGATAACCCTAAGGAGCTGAAAGAATGGCAACACTATCTAGTGCCGCTAACCCAACGCTTCTCGATTTGGCGCAAGCCTCTGACCCAGACGGGTCGATTGCAACTGTAGTCGAGATGCTTCACGAAACCAACGAAATCCTCGCTGACATGACGTGGATTGAAGGCAACCTGACAACCGGTCACCGATCTGTGATCCGCTCCGGTCTGCCGACGCCCACATGGCGCAAACTGTACCAAGGCGTCCAGCCTGATAAATCCGAACGCACACAGATCACTGACTCGTGCGGGATGCTGGAAGCATACAGCGAAGTGGACAAAGCACTGGCCGACCTTAACGGGAACCAGAACGAATTCCGCCTCTCTGAAGCCATGGCGCAAATCGAGGGCATCAACCAAACCCTTGCCAACACACTGTTTTTCGGTGACGTCAGCGTCAACCCAGAACGGTTCGAAGGCTTGGCTCCTCGCTATAACGACCTATCCGCCAACAACGCCGAAAACATTGTTGACGCTGGCGGCACAGGTTCTGACAACGCTTCCATTTGGTTGGTTGTTTGGGGCCGCAACACCTGTCACGGTATTATTCCCAAGGGATCGACTGCCGGTTTGCAGGTGAACGACAAAGGTCAGGTGACGATCGAAGACGCAGACGGTTCCGGCGGACGCATGGAAGCCTACCGGATGCACTTCCGTTTTGACTCCGGCCTTACCCTTCGCGATTGGCGCTACGTAGTGCGGATTGCAAACATTGACCGGTCTGCTTTGACTGCCGATGCCGCGACAGGCGCTAACCTGCCTGAACTAATGTTCGAGGGCATGGAAATGATCCCGAACCTTTCGATGGGTTCCGCTGTTTGGTACATGGATCGCGCTACGCGCACCAAGTTCCGTCAGCAACTCGCAAATGAAACCAAGCAGTCCACGCTGTCGTACGAGAACGTTGGCGGACACCGAGCTGTGATGTGGAACGAAATGCCGATCCGCCGCACAGATGCGTTGTCCCCGAACGAAGCTCGTGTTGTATAAGGAGCACACAAAATGATCATGGACTCCAAACTGGATTTCTGCGACGCCGTTGACGTTAGCGCCGCCGCAGGAACAGCCCTCGTTGGCGATGTTGTCGATCTCGAAAATACCGGGCGTCGGCTCTTCTCCAACAACAATCTGAAACTGGCAATCTCCGTATCTACGGCGTTTACCTCGGGCGGTTCCGCTACGGTGCAGTTCGTTCTTGCATCTGACGCGGCCGCCGCACTCGCAGCCGATGGCTCTGAGTCCCGTCACTGGGAGTCTCGCGTATTCCCAATCGCGGAACTCGTTGCCGGAGCGCAGATTATCATCCCAATCCCAGCGGGCATCCCCGCTTACGAACGCTACCTCGGGATTGAGGTAATTACTGCCGTGGCCACAACTACAGCCGGTTCAATCAATGCCTCGCTAGTCGATACTGCGCAGGATTGGGTTGCTCCAGCAGATGCGGCTAACTAATGGCTGAGGACAAAAAAGACGAGGCGTCACAAGAACTTGTTATTGTCAAGCTCAAGCGCGGATTGTATTACGCCAAGGTGCTGCACATGGCGGGGGAAATCGTAACCCTCCCTCTGTGTGACGTGCCGAAATCGGAAACGCCGCTAGGTTCTGTTGAAGAAGTTGAGGCTGAAGTCAAGGAAGAGAGGAAAGAAATCGAAACTCTTTCCGGGCTGGCCGAAGTCAACAACGATCCAAACATCGAAGAAGCTAAGAAGGGGGACTCACTCGGGTCCCTCTCAAAGAAGAAGTAACTAGGAGCCGGGCCTATGGTCACGACTGTTGTTGACGTTTATAACGCTGCTATTTCTGCGGCACACGGTAAGGGGCGACTAGCCACGACCTCCGATGTGTCAAAGGAGGCGGATGAATGCAACATCTGGTATGATCAGGTCCGGCGCCAAGTTCAGGCGGCTGCGCATTGGGACTGTTGTAAATCCCATGCGCGGCTGGCCAACACCACGACGCGAGATACCGCAGTTGACTGGGATGCCGCGGACCCCGATCCGCAGTATTGCTATTCCCACGTCCTGCCCGCAAATTACCTTCACGCATGGAACCTGGCCACATACGATCCGTTTAGCATCAGCTATTCTACGGACAGTGACCTCGTCCGGCTGAACTCGAATGTATCCGCAGGGGTCCTGACCTTTGCCCGTGACAACACCCTTCCAACTCAATGGGGGCCGGGCCTAACCGCAGGTATCATCCACGGACTGGCCGCTCAGATCACGGGCGGCATCACCGGGAGCCTCCGACACAAACAACTCAACATCGAAATCGCCAATCGGGCCATTCTGTCCGCGAGGGAAGTTGAAGCGATGAACGCCACCGAACAGGTCGAGGTCATTCCGCCCTCCCTGATTGCGCGCGGATATGCCGACAAAACCCTCGGTATCCGATACTACTACCCTTACTCGCAATTGTTTGAAAGTGCTAACACTGATGTCTGATAAGATGAATGTTAACACGTTTGGGTTTTCGGCTGGAGTTATCTCCGATCGCCTTCTAGCCCGGAACGATTTGGACAAATACAGTCTTGGGCTCCGTGTAGGCCGGAATTGGTTTGTCGACCACTTGGGCGGCGCCTCGACCCGGCACGGACAAGAGTTCCTCGACTATCTTCAAGACGACGACCAAGAGGCGCGGATTATTCATTTTGAATTCGACGACAGCTTGGCCAATACCTACGCGATGCTTTTCACCTATCGGAAAATCCGCTTTATGCAGGATGGCGCTTATGTCCTGCAAATTCCGGTTCCGATTGCCAGCACCACTTCGTCCCTCGTCACCACGACCGGGGCGCATGGGTACTCTGTCGGCGACTGGGTCAAAATCGATGGGCGGACGCTTGAGATCGCTACGGTGCCGCTCACAACCACCTTCACTGTGATCGATCCGTTCGGCGTGGCAGCGGACCCGTCCCTGACCTCTCCCACCGAGGCCTATCGTATCTACACCGTTACTCACCTTTACGATCCCGCCGATTTCGCGGACCTCGTTTTCGACCAACAGCTAAACGAGGTTTACATAGCTCACATTGGCTATGAGCGGCAAAAGATTACGCGCACGGCCCATACCACCTGGACGCTTGCCGCCGTTACCGATGGGGGCGGAGCGCTTACCGTGACCAGCGGCCTGACCCTTACCGATGTAGGCTCTTCCGGGACCGCAGGGGTTGTTTACGCTGTGACCGCAGTTGACTCGAACGGTATTGAGTCTCCCATCCTCGACGACTCGCAAATTCGTATTTCCGCCGCTCCGGGCCTTGCCAACATCACCACTGTTGCCGGTTCGATCCGAGTGGACTGGGACGTAGTTTCCGGGGCCAGTTCGTATAAAATCTATCGCAGCCTGTTCACGTATAACCATGACGACTCAAACGCCGGACAGCAGCTTGGGTATATCGGACAGGCCTCGGGGTCTATGTTCCTAGACGAGAATGTCATCCCTGATTTCACGCAAGGGCCTCCGGCTCCCTTACAGCCATTTGAGAACGGCACCATAATCGGCATTGACGTGACGAACGGGGGTTCCGGCTACACCAACCCGAACACGGTCACAGTCACTATGTCTGGTGGCGGTACGGGCTTTGTAGGTAAGGCGATCATCAATCGGGCCGACGAGATTATTGGCGTGTTGATCCTCAATCCCGGCTTCGACTACACCTCCCCCACAATCGCCTTTACAAGCGGTGGCGGAACTGGTGCGGCGGCAACTGTCACAGGCAGCGGACTAACCGGCAACTATCCGGCCTGCACCGCGGTTATCCAGCAACGCCGGGTCTACGGAGGCACATCGAATAATCCGTCCACCATCTACGGCTCGCGTATCGGCTTGCTCAATCATGACTCATTCCACACCACCCCGTTTTCCACTGTGGACGATCCGTATTTCCTAATCCTCGACGCGGACCAAGAGAGCCCGATCCGGCACATCATCCCAACCACTGAGGGAATGTTCCTGTTCATGGCCAATCAGGTCACACACGTTCGGGGCGCCAACGATCTGGCCATTGATGCTGCGGCACGAAACATCCCTGTCACGGACGAAGGAAGTTCCCCGCTGGAACCTTTCAAGATCGACAAGGAGTTTGTGTACGTCGAGAAAACTAAAACGGCTGTGCTTTCCATCCGCCCGGCCAACTTACCGACCTATTTCAACGTGCATGACATTTCCGCGTTCTCCAACCAGTACTTTACCGCCGAAAACCCAATCGTAAGCTGGTCGTGGGCGCGATCCCCTCACCGGCTGCTTTGGGCGGTTCGTGCGGATGGCACCTTTTTGTCCTGCACCTATGTCCCCGAGCACAATGTGTTTGCGTGGACCGATCACTCTACTAAGGGCACGGTCGAGGACATTGAGGCGGTTTACGAAAACGGCCACGACAACCTGTACATGATCGTCAATCGCACAATCGGTGGGGTCGAGAAACGCTACATCGAGCGGCAAGTTCCCCGCTACACCGATACCCCTGACGAAATGTTCGCCGTGGACTCCGGGCTGTCAACTACCCTAACCTATCCCGCAGCGACTCTAACCCCTTCGGCCTATACCGGAGCGGGCATCACCCTAACCGCAAGTGCGGCTGTCTTTGCTGGTGGCGACGTAGGGAAGGTCGTAAGGGTAAACGGAGGCCGGGCTGAAATCACCGCGTTCACGTCCTCGACTATTGTCACCGCCACATTTGACAGGGACGTGATCCAAAACATCCCCGAATATACTGTGCCGCCCGTATATGCTTCCGGCTCGTGGTCGATGGACGCCAAGGTCTCCACTGTCACAGGGCTCGAGCATCTTGAGGGCGAAACGGTTGAAATTCTAGGCGACGGAATCCCACTCACCGCGCAGGTCGTTTCCTCCGGCTCCGTTTCTCTATCCGCCGATGCCAGCTTGGTCAAGGTCGGCCTAAACTACACTGGCCATTTGAAAACCCTGCCCGTTGCGGCCCCGGATCGGATTTTGGAAAACTCGGAACGCAAGCCCACTGCAGTAGCCGTTCGGTTGCACAATTCCCGCGAGCTAACTGTTGGCGCGGATGACGTGTTCTACCCACTGACGGAAACCGGACTTGCAGCTTATGCCCCCGGCGCTTCCTACCTTAATGGAGTGATCCGCAAATCGGTAACGGCTGTGTTCGATCAAGAGGGCTCCGTCGAGTTGAAAAAGACCGGACCCGTTCACGCCACTGTCTTAGGTGTAGCCTCGGAGATAGAAATCAATGCTTAGTTTTGATCGCCTCGACGGGAACGCCTACTCTGAGGTGCGGATACGGGTTTGTTGGAACCAGGTGCCTGTGCTGAAGATCGGGTTCAAACGCCAGTCTTTGATGGACGAAACGACCTATGTCACTCTGGTTCCCTATCCCGAAATTCGCCTGTTGCCGCTTTCAGCTTGGCGCGGGATGAAAGCGGAACTTGACGCCTACGCCCTGACGTTCTTTTGCCAGATCAAGCCGGATGAGCCTCATGCCGCCCGGTTCGCCAAATTCTTCGGTTTCGTTTTTCGCGGGATGACCCCTGTCGGCGACCACCAATATGTAAAGGACTTATAAAATGGCCGAGACCCTCCTTGTCCCGCTTTTCACGAAATTAGGGCTTTCCGCAACAGCTGCCGCAACGGCCTCCACAGTGGCTTCGGTTGCGTCCACGGCTATCGGAACCGCATCGGCAGTCAGTGCAAGTCGCTACAACGCCGCCGTACTTTCTCGAAATGCCGCGATAGAGTTTAACAACGCTGAAGAGGTTCGCCGTGCTGGGGCACTGGAGGCTCGGGATGCTGACGAAGAAGCAGCAGCCGTGGCCGGAGAACTCGTTGCAAGGCAGTCCGCAAGTGGCTTTAGCGTTTCGTCCCCATCCTCGGTTAATCGCCGCGCCAAGATCACAG